TTGTGCTACTTGCTCTGCACTTAGTTCATGTGCATCAGTTACTTCGCCATTGTACTCACGAATCTTTACTGAATCATCATGATTTCTTAACCACATAGCTTTAGCGAACTTCCAATCTTTCTGATTAAAGATTATAAAGTTGCCAGTTCCTAATGAAGTAGCAGTAACCTTGCCATCAATGACATCACCATTTGTATAGGTTGTGCCATTAATATTTACTGAATCAAAGTCATAACCTTGTGAATATTCAAAGTTAGCTATTGCTTCTTCTCTAGTTTCTCCAAATGATACATACTCTTGTACCATTGTTTTCTTGATTTTAAATGCTTTCACATTACCTCCAGTTCGTTTGTCTAAAGAACTATACACCATAGCTAATATCTTGTCAAGTATTTAAAATAACCTAATGATTACTGTGCTTATCTGTGTGGTTGTTCTTGTTGTATTGTGATTAAGTTGCACACAATGTTTAGTTAGCACACCTATCCCCAGAACAAAACAAAAGTGTATACATATTGATTCATACTAGATGTAGTACCACAACATATAGTGTATGTATGTAGTCAATACCACGACATATAGTACCACAAGATGTAGTGTTTTTACTGGACATACAACATATAGGGGGGTTAAATGTGGGGTGTCTTGTGTGTGTGTGTACACCCTCTAAATATATGCTGTTAAGGGGTACTCTATATAGAGGTACTATATATAGTAGTGTACCTAATTGCTAGTAAAGGTAACTTTAAAAGTAATTATTTAAATTACTTTAAATGTAAAGATTGATGGTGCTAACCCTGTGTCACTCCCTCCCAAAAACCAGAATGAACTAAAATCAGTAACATTTAACAATGTGAAGTAATGGGCTTTAACCCCAGTTACCATGGTCCTGCTAATCCACTTTCTTTATTGTTAATGGTCAAGAATCCTTTTCTAAAAGCAGGAAGAATCCTTTGCTTGTTTCTCTACTATAGCACCTTGTTTTAAAAATGGTATTATTTAAGTGCAGGGTTTTTGTTATAGTAGGAGTTTCCTCCTTTCGCCTACGCATAATCATATAGAAACCCTGCAGGTTTCTTTGATTAATTTAACTTTATGCTATACTTCTGTTACAAGAAAGGCATGAAGTCTTTATCCAACCTTCTGGTTGCTTAGACAATATTCATAGCCCTCCTTTCTTTGTTTGTATAGTACGACCCTCTGGCAACAGAGGGTTTACTATTGGTAATATAAAAAATTTTTTTTGCACTTTGTGCCTGGACAACACTATAGTGGTTACACCTAAGGAAGTCTTAGGTATTGTGTAGAGGTACACAATTAGAAAAAGAAAGACAGCTAATCATAAGACTTTGTAGTTAAATGATTTGTGTATTTTATTTTTCTTTCATAACAGTTTGGACACTGTATATAACAGAACTCCACTTCGGTGGAGTTTTGTGTTATTATAAGATTTAGCAACAACAGGAGATAAAATGCCTAATAAACCAGGTAAGAAAAAAAAACGATACTCTTCAAAACGCAAGAGTAAATCAATGGGTTACTAATGGCTACATACCAAGGTAAGTCTGTAACTTTAAATTCACCTAGTGCAATTAAAAAAGGTGAACCAGGTTATGGTCGAAAAAAATCTAAGGTATATGTTAAGGATGGCGACAAAGTTAAAAAAGTAATGTTTGGCGACCCTAACATGAAAATTAGAAAAGGTAATAAGGAAGCTAGAGCATCATTTCGTGCTAGACACAAATGTGATACTGCTACTGATAAAACCACACCTAGGTATTGGAGTTGTAAAGCATGGTAAAAGTTAAAGGTGTTGATGTTTCAAAGTTAACTAAAAGTCAACAAAATGCCATGAAAAAACATTCTAAACATCATACAAAAAAACACATACAGTATATGACTAATTCTATAAAAAGAGGTAGTACATTTACTAAAGCACATAAAAACGCACAAAAAAAAGTAGGTAAATAATGGCTAAAAAAGTTAGTTGGATGTGGGGTGGCAAAAGATATTATGGAACTCTAATTAGAGAAACTAAAACTCATAAGTTTGCTAGAACACACAATGGAAAAATTAAAAAAATAAAAAAATAATTTGATACCAATTACATGTCCTCGTTGTGGTGGAGAACTTTTACCACAACACGATATGAAGTGTCAGAACAAAGATTGTAAAAATTATGGAAAAAAATAAACTATGTTACGCAGGAGGATGTCATAGGGTATTGCCAAAAGGAAGGTCAAAATTTTGTAGCGATAGATGTTCTAACAGAATTAAGATGCAAAAGAAAAGAGCTAAAGATAAAGGTTTAGAGTGGACACAAGAAGAAAAAAAATTATCTATACCTAGTAAAAATGTTGAATCACGCAGAGGTAAAGTTTACAACGACATTGTTGAATCAGGTTTAGCTGCAGAAATTTTAAAAGAAAAAAATACATTAACAGATGTAGCAAAAATATTAGGAACAACTGTTGGTGCTGTATCTATGGCATACAACGCATACTTACAAGATTTAGAAACAAAAGCTGCACAAGACAAATGGGAACTACCACAGGTTGCAGAAAAATCATTAGAAGATTTTAGTAATTTTAGAGATAGATATTTTCAAACAGAAACAGGAGAACCATACGAAACACCAGATTTTCATATTAAGTGGATTAACTCTATTTTAGATGCTATAGAAAATGGTGACCAACAAATGATATTGTCACCTCCACGACATGGTAAGACAGACTTACTTATACATTTTGCAGTGTGGCTCATTTGCACAAAACCTAACATTCGTATTTTGTGGGTTGGTGGTAACGAAGAGATTGCAAAGAATGCAATAGGTTCTGTACTTGACCAACTAGAAAGTAATGAATTGTTAATAGAGGAAATATGTGGACCAGGACCTAAATTTAAACCTACAACAAGAACAGGTAAGTCTTGGTCACAAAGTGGTTTTACTGTAGGAACTAGAACAGTGACAGGTATAAAGTCACCAACAATGGTAGGCATTGGTCGTGGTGGTAAGATACTTTCTCGTGACTGTGACTTAATTATTGCAGATGACATTGAGGACCATACTTCTACTATGCAACCTGCATCAAGAGAAAACACTAGGAGTTGGTGGACAACAACACTGTCTAGTCGTAAAGAGGAACATACAGCTATGGTTGTTATTGGTTCTAGGCAACATTATGATGACCTGTATTCACATTTGCTAGACAACGAATCCTGGAAAACTATTGTAGAAGAAGCACACGACACAGGTTGTAATTTACCTGACTGGAACGAAGATGAACATGTAGATTGCATGTTGTGGTCTGGTAAAAGAACTTACAAATGGTTAATGGATAGAAAAAGAGCAGCAGAAACTACAGGTGGTAGAGCTATATACGAAATGGTATATCTAAATGTTGCTATGCCTGATGGACTTGCATTATTTGACAGAGTAGAAATAGAAGAGTGTCGTGACCAAAAGCGTGACATAGGACACATACCACATGGTACAAGATTGATTGCAGGATTAGACCCTGCATCTACAGGTTATCAAGCAGCTTTCTTGTGGGCATACGAACCTGTAGAAAATAAATTGCACATGGTAGATATGAACAACTCTTTAGGTGGTGGTATTCCACAAGCACTAGACATTATTAAACAATGGTGGATGAAGTATAATTTGTCACACTGGGTTATAGAAGAAAATGGTTTTCAGAAAGCAATACGACAAGATAAAAGTATTAGGGAGTTTGCATCAGGTCATGGTATATTTTTAGAAGGACACGAAACATTTAAGAACAAGTTTGACCCATTGTATGGTGTGACAGCTATGCGACCAATGTTTCAAGAAAAAAATATTTCTTTGCCATATCTTAGCTTTGAGGCACAAGAGAAGGTAAACTTATATACAAGTCAGTTGGTGTATTTTAGTTCTGCTAAAAATAAAAGCAAGACAGTGGGTACAAAAACTGACATAGTTATGGCTAGTTGGTTTCCAATGAGAGCCATAAGAAGAATGCAGAAGGAACGCTTTGCAGAGTTAGGGTACGATTATAGTCCTAGCTTTTCAGGGTACGAACCTAGTAATATGGATTTAGATAATTGGAGTTAAATGCCTTTAAGTAGTAAAAAATTATACGATAAAATAGATTACCTAAGAGTAATTAATCAAGAACAAATGGTTGATAGGTCTAGGATTCGTGACATTATGAATGGTGGTGAAGCTGCAGTTAAAGCACTTCTTGGTAATTCAGTCAATGTAGAGTATCACGAACTACCTGCACCTAACTTATTTTTAACAGCACTAGAAAGATTTGCACAGAAACTAGGTAGAAGTCCTGATTTAAAAGTAGATATTATAAACGAAAAAGATAGCGAGAGAGCTAGAAAAAAATCAGAAAAACTAGAACGCATTGTTACTTCATACGATAAATTTCAAAAACTACACATGCAGTTACCACAAGCTGCAAGATGGTTACCTGGTTATGGTTTTATAGCATGGACTATAGGACACAAAAGAGATAAAGATGGCAACCCTTATCCTTATGCTGAACTACAAGACCCATTTAGTTGTTACCCTGGAATATTTGGTAACGACCAACAACCACAAGAATTAGCAATAATTCGTAGAGTGCCACACACAATATTGGCAGAACAATATCCAAATGCTAAACAGTACATATTTGCACAAGAAGAAAATAATGATGGTTTTCAAAACCCATATTCTGCACTTATGGATAGTACAGATAGAGCAGGAGGATGGGCTAACTCTACAGGACATGGGAAAGTTGTAGTTGAGTATAGAGATTTAGAAGGAACTTATGTATTCCTGCCTGAAAACAAAAAAATAATAGATTTTATGCCAAATGTATTAAAGTCAGGTCCTTGTTTTGTTGTAGCTAAAAGATATGCGTTTGACCAAATGCAATCACAGTTTCAACACATTACAGGTCTTATGGCGAACATGGCAAAGATTAACATACTTGGAACTATTGCTATGGAAGATGCAGTATTTACAGAAACAAATATTGTTGGAGAGATAGAGTCAGGAAAATATAGAAAAGGCAGATTTGCTGTAAACTATTTAACACCTGGTTCGCAAGTGTCTAAGCCAGTCAATAATCTACCATACCAATTATTTCAACAAGTAGATAGACTTGAAAGACACCTGCGACTTGGTGCAGCATATCCAGTATCTGATGATGGACAATCTCCTAACGCATTTGTTACAGGTAGAGGTTTAGAAGAATTAGGACAATCTGCATCACTTCATGTAAGAGAGTATCAAGGAATATTACAAGAAGCATTACAAGAACTAGATGCAAAAAGATTAGAATATGATGAAACTATGTTTCCTGGTGTGCGTAAACCTATTGCAGGTAGGCACAAGGGAACTGCGTATAAAGAATCTTATACACCTACATCAGATATAAAAGAAGTCTATGAAACACGAAGAGTGTATGGAGTAATGGCAGGATTTGATGAACCACAAAAAATTATTACAGGGTTGCAATTAAAACAACAAGGAATAATAGATACACAGACATTACAAGAAAACATGGATGGGTTAGATAACATATCTAAAATACAACAACGAATATCTGCAGAAAAAGCAGAAACAGTATTGTTTGAATCATTAATGTCACAAGCAGCACAAGGTAATCCTAAAGCTACTATGGCAGCAATAGAGATAAGAAAAGACCCACAAAAAATGTCGGAGATACTAGATAAATTTTATACAGCAGAAGGTGAAGAACCTAGTCCAGAAGAACAAGCATTACTTGGACAAGGTGGACCACAAATTCCTGGAGGTCCTGGTGGACAACCTGCAGGTATAGAACAAGTATTAGGTGCATTAGCAGGAGGTCCTGGTGGACAACAATAAAGTTACAAATATGTTTTTTGATATGATTAATCAAGAAAATTGGTCAGAAGATGTATTTACAGGAACAAAAGAAGATGAAGAAATGATTGTTGCAAAACAATATTTAACTTTACCTACACCACACCCACACTTTTTTATAAATTTAACATTTGAATATGAATACAATCCAGAGTTAGGAAAAGATTTATGGTAAGAAAAAGCAAAGCGTTAAAAGAAGCAACTGATACTGATATGACAGGTGGAGGTGCGTATCAGGATATTGTTGCACCACCAAGAAAAGAAGGCGACCCAACAGGACAAACAACTGCTATAGAAAATCAAATAGCTGCAGTAGGTGGCACACCACCTATGGATGGTGGTTCTGGAGGAACAATACCAGGTCCTAGACCACAACCTATATCTTTATCTGCACCTACACAAAGACCAAGTGAACCTGTAACTGCAGGTATTCCTTTTGGTCCAGGTAACAATGGACCAGAACCAATTACTACAAATACTGTAGATAATTTTTTAATGGCAGCAAGAGAGGTATTTCCAGACCCTATATTTGACCAATTATTGGATTCCTAAATGGTCAAGCCATATTTTTTTATACCACCTGAATTAGAGGAGTATTACTCTCAACAATCTACTGCTAACAGAAAAGAAGTAGAGTTATTTAAAAAACAAATAACTCCTGAACTAGCACAACAAGTTGCAGATGTAAGTCGTGCATATCCTACGCTAGATAAAAGATTAGTGTCCTATTTACCACAAATGGGTGTACAAGCTGATGATGAATTGTTGCTAGATATAGCAGCAAAACAATTTTCATCACAAGAAAAACAAGATAGAGAAAAAGTAATAACAGATGTAAATCCATTTAAAAGATTTACACAAATGTCAGATTTAAAACTTACACAAGGATTTGAATGGGTATCAAGAGGTTTTAAATCTGCTGCAGTTGCATCACAAGCTACAGATACACCATTATTAGAAGGTGTGCTTAAAAGTGGTTTAGCAGGTTTTGCAATACAAAAAAATGGACCAGACAATGTAAGAAGAAATTTATTAGGAGATGCTTTTGCTGATGCGTATAACGAATCAAAAGAAAAATATGGTTTGACAAGGTACGCAAGAGCAAAAGAATCACAAGAAAAATATGGTGTTAGAAATTTAGGTACTGGATTTTTTGCAAACAGTCAAGACTTAACACAAACAGAAGGATATAGACAAGCACTAAATTTAGGTTATTCACCTGCTAGAGCTAAAAAAGAAGCAGCAAAAATATATGGTAATTCTGTTACACAAGATTTTGCTGAAGATGAAAATCAATTTAAATACGACACAAAAGTTGCAGGAGATGTCAATATATCACCAGGTAGAATACTTGCAGGTACATTCGCACCAGAAGGTTCTGTAGGTTATTCCTTAACATCAGCATTAGTAGATGGTGTATTTAGATTAGGTGCTGACCCTACAAACTTGTTATTTATGTATGGTGCAGGTGTTAAAACAGGTGCAAGAACAATATTGTCTAGTGCAGAAAGAGCAGCTTATGTAAATAAAACTACAAAAGCAGGTAGAGCAGTAAGAACTGTTTTGCCTGGAAAAACAGGTAAAGAAGCTAGAAGGCAAGTATTTGGTAAAACTGCAGATGAAATATTAGATTCAAGATGGGGTAAAGATTTTATAACAGGATTAACTAAAAATGATTCTATTGCAAGATTAAACGACATACCACAACTTAGAAACATAGACCCTTATGTTAAAAAATTATTAGTAGGGGTTAAAGATGAAGATGTAATGCGTGAAGTAGTTAAAAGTCTTATGCGTGGTGGTGATTTAGAAGGTATATTACTAGCACCATATTCTGGTACTTACTTTAATGCAAAAGTAATGAATGAATTAATAAATCAAAGACCACTTAACAAACTACCTATGCAACCAAAAGCATTATCTGTACTAGCTAATAATTTAGCAGAAGCATTAACTGGTGGTTCTGCAGATATAGCACCACTTCGTAGAACAGTAGGTGCGTTAATAGGTAAAAAAACAAACAACCAATTTGGTGGTGTTGTAGGTTTAGGTGGACAACTTACAGGTGTGTTACCAGTAAAACTTAAAAGAGCATTTGGATTAGCACCTACAAGAATTGCATCTATAAATCTTATGACAGAAACAGCAGATAATTTAGATAGATTAATGAAAGTTTCAGGTGCAGGTTTTAAAGAAAGAGATGAAATTATATTTCAATTACTAAAAGCTAAAAATCAACAAGATGTAAATGCTGTAGTCAATAGCGTATTTAGAACAATGACTAAATCTATAAAAGATTCTAATCCTGATTTAGTAGATGAAGGTGAAATATTTGATTACATAACAAAAGTGTTTCAAGATGAAAGCAGAGAAAGAATGTATTTTTATGGTGAAAAAGGAATACCTATGCAGTTTCCTGGCACAAAAATAAATACATCATCATTCGTAGATGAAGCAGGAAACATTATTGATGAAGTAAACGAAGCATTACCAACAGCTTTTTCTTTAAGAGAAATGGCAGAACATTATGCTGTATTACCAGATTACGAAGATTTACTTAGAGCCACATCTATGTTTAGAAGAGTAGTTGGTCCAAAAGGTAGTCGTACAAGAGAAGCATTTAGTAAACCTACTACATGGGAAGATGCACAAGAAATACTTAAATATGCAAAAATACCACGAAGAGGTTTTGAAAAATCATGGAGAACAAAAGGTATAGAACAAATAGCACCTGAAGGCAGACTTCGTTTTTTTTACAATGACATAATACAACAAAGAGCTTTAAAACCTATGTGGATGCTTAGAGCAGCACTTGCTGTTCGTGTTCCTGGAGAAGAACACATGAGAATGTTTTTTAAAGGTGCACCTAATTTAGTTAATCACCCATACGAATATCATTTGTTAAATCCATTTATGATGAAAATGTTAGGTAGGTCAGACAACCCAACAATACAACTTGTCAATGCACAAAAAGAAGTTTTGTACACAACAAGAATAATGAAAGATGAAATAGCTGACACAGTAATATCATTAGGTTCTGATGAATTTGCTGATGGTTTAAGAAAAGTTACATTTCCAGAAATACAACAATTAATTAAAACAACTAATTTAGGTGTCAATATAGAAGGTCAAGTTGGTAGTCGTTATCTTAAAGCAGCGTTTGAAGGTAATGATGCTAAATATTGGGAGTTTGAAGATATAGGAGAACTTAAAACACTTAAAGATGATGGTGTTATAAACAGAAAAACTGTTGATGAAGTTGGTAATGAATTAGGAGATATTGTTACAAGTGGTGAATCACAAGGTGGTTCTGTTGCACTTAATAACAAAAACAAAGCTAGATACGAAGGTAATGTTATAGCGTATGTATCTCCATACAAACCATATCAAAGAATTATTAGTGATGAGTATTTAAATAACCAAGCATTAATAAATAACACCGATAGAAAAGGTGCGTTAAAAGCAATATTAGAAGATTACATAACTGACCCTAAAGTAAAAAGTTTATTAGAAAAAGAAAACCATGTGTTTGGATATTGGTGGGATGATTCTACAAAACAATGGTTTTTTGATATTAGTGTCGCTATGCCAAAAATTACAAAAGAAGGTGATTTAGCACTTCGTGACACAATACGACAAATACAAAACGCTATGATTATAGGAATTAAAGGACATCAAAAATCTATATTTATACCTAGAGAAGTAGTTGACAGTCTAGGAAATGCAGTTCCTAAAGAATTAAAAGATTTGTTATTTGAAGTAGATGAAGGTTACTTAGTTAGTCTTGTAGATGACATAAGTGGTAAACAAAGAACTATACAAGACACACTTACTTCTGATGTAGATTTGTACACAGTTATAAACAAAAATGTATTGGAGTATTTGTATGAAGAAAACTTTACTGTAGCTAAACAAATTATTGATTCTAAACCTGGAACATTTGCATCAGCTAGAGTTACTGGGCAATTTTTTAAACACACAGATGAATTTATGAAAGCATCTGCAGACCAATCAATTATACAAAGACTTAGACCAGGTAGAACAAGAAACAAAATTAGAGATGATTTTTATGACACTGTAACTAAATATGATGCTAGTGGCAACATAAGACCTGAATGGTGGAGATTTTTTACAACAAGAATATTAAATTTTTCAACAGATGAACTACATATTCGTGTTGCTAGAGATGGTGTAGAAGAAACACTTAACTGGGTGCAGAATACTAAAACAGGTAGAGAGTACATAGACCAAATAATATCTATGTCAGAAGATTACAAAATGCGTGGAGAGTTACTTAAACCAGGTGGTTTAGAAAAGTATGTAAAAGCTGCAGCATATAGAATTGGTCAACTACAAGGTAATCCTACTCTTAAAATATTTGATGATGCAGGTAATGAAATACTAAATAGATATTCTGACATACTTAAAAAAAGCGACCAAGGTGAGTTTTTATTTCACAACTACGAAGTTGATTTATCACAAGGGTCAAGACAAATACTAGATTTTATTGCTAATGGTGGATTTATAGATGGAGAAGATTTTGTAGAGTATGCAAGAAAAGTAAATGTTAATACTGCTAAAAAATCATTTGTTAATCAATTTATGCCATCATTAAAAGCAGCATTTCAAAAAGACATTGTAGATAACAAATTAGGTGCATTTGAACTTGCAGGAAATATGAACAAAGAATATATGACAGATGGTGTTAATGCACAAAACTTAGGAGAAGCATTAGATATATTTTTAAGAGATGCTTATAGCTTATTACTTACAAAACCATCAGATACATTAAACAGAGAACCATTATTTAAATGGGCATATTTTCATTTGTCTAAAGAAGAAATAGCATTTCTTAACAAAGATGCCAGACAAGAGTTAGGCGTGTTTGCTAATAAATGGTTAAAGGGTTCAGAGTTAAATGATGATATACAAAAACTTGTTCGTGAAACACCAATAGACCCACAAGAATCCATAATGACATTAGAAGATATGGACTTACGACTTAAATCAAAAGCATTAGAGTTTGTAAGTGATTTGTTATATGCAAGTACAACAAGACATGTTGCATCAGATTTAGGAAAAACTTATGTTCCATTTCCAGAAATATGGGCAGAAGTTCCTAAAACCTGGAGTAACTTAATAAAAGATAATCCACAAAAATTTTACAGAGCAAGTCTTGCTATAGATTCTGGTAAAGAAGCAAAACCATGGGATAGTAAAAATGGATTTTTTGAAGAAGACCCAGTTACAGGTGAGCTAATGTTTCATTGGTTAGATGTATTTAATGTTATGACAATGGGTATTCCTAAATTATTAAACAGAAAATTAGGTATTGATGCTGCACCTATGCAACAAGCATTTTTAGGTGGCAACTATCAAGATGAAGGTTTAAGAGTAAAACCAGAAGGTTTTGTGTCTGGTCTTAACTTAGTTTCTGCTAATGGTTATTCACCTGGTTTTGGTTGGTGGGTAACAGTACCATACAGATTATTTAGTAGGCGTTATGGTATTAATCCACCAGAATTTGTAGAAGAATTTTTATTAGGTTCTTTTGGCGATAGAAAACAAAGATTTGGAATACTGGACCAAGTTGGTTGGGCTAGAGATATTATCAAAGGTTCAGATGTTGCAAGAGATGTATTAGATGACCCAGAGTATGATGAAGCGTTTAATAGTACAGTTATGGATATTTACACAATGTTATATTACGCAGGAGAATGGACACCAGATGATGCTGCATCACAAGACAGAGCATGGGAACAAGCAGAACAAGCTGCATCTAATCACTGGTTTTTTAGAGGTGGTGCTAAGTTTGGTTTGCCTACAGGAATACAACCTAGATATGAGTTAGAAGATAAAGATGGTAGATGGTGGCAAATACAATCATTAACTAAAAAATATAGTGATATGTTAGTAGAAAATGATTATGACTATTACTTAACGACACAACAATTTATAGACAAGTTTGGAATAAACCCTGTGCCACTTAGAGAAAGACAAACTGCAAGAGTTGGTAACAGACCAGTAACTGAAGATTCTTATAGATTTTGGTCATCAGTAGAAAATGAAAAACATTTAAATGAATTTCCTCTTACAGGTGTATATCACTTTCCAGATAATTTTGATGATGAGTTTTCTTATGAAGGATATTTAAATGCAAATGTAAAACTAAAACCTGCAGTATATGGTGATTTATTAAATCAAACATTATTACAACTAGAAATAAAAAACGAAAAGAAAAAACACAAAGAAGCTAATCCTGCTATTTCAAAAAATGATTTAGATGCACACATGTCAGCATTTACAGAAAGAAAAGTACAAGAATATGGTGTACTACCATTTGGTTCATTAGGTGAAAGTGTAGATACTGCAGATTGGGAACAAAAAATAGTGGAAGCACAACAATGGGATAAAGATGAGTTTTTTAGTCAAAGTCCTACAAATACACCATTACAAGAATATTTAAAAGAAAGAAATAGATGGGTTAGACTACAACAACAAGGTGGTACATACAAAGGTGTAACTGTTGACCCCAAAGATGTTCTTACAGGTGCATATTTAATAAGTGAGAACAAAGAATTTGGTGATGCAATAAGAGCTAATTTACATAGTTTTGCATTAGAATTAATGAAGAAGTACCCTTATCCTGACTATTATTGGAGTAGTATGTATTATGGTGTATTTTTTAGAGAAGTAAACAACAAACTATATGGAGATAATTAATGGGTGTTTATATATCAGAAGTTAGAGATGAACGAGAATTAACATTTAATGAATTAGTTAATTGGTATCAAGAAAATCCTGATGAATTAATTGGTAGAACTGTAAGAGATGTTATTGAAGATATTATAAGTGTAGTAGTTGTTGGTACATACATAGGAGAAGGACAAGGTGAAAATTTAACAATACAAAAACTTATGGATAAAGGTGTTGATTTTGGTCTTAATGGAGGCAACATAAGTTTTGAACAATCAATGTTAGATGCACCATCATTAGGTTTTGTAAAAAGTAATAAACAATATCAAGGTAGATTAGTTGAAATAAATGACTTAAAAGGTATTATTCACAATTTACAATATGATGTAAATATAGCTACACAAATAGCTTTTGGTAGTGAAGATGCACAAGAAATTGAAAATTATGATTTTACTGGTTTACAAGGTATAAACAGCACATTTGCTTTTCCAGACAATTTAAAACCTTTAGTAAATTATTTTGTTGGTGATTCAGAACAATCAGGTTTAAGTGTAGGTGATTTTATACCAGTTGCAGATGATGACCCTATAACAGGACAACCAATACCTTATTATTATGGAAACACACCAGGATATACAGCAGTAGAAGATGGTTCATTTATTAAAACAGGAGAGGAATCTGCTGACTCTATAAAAGATGCTAATGGCAATATTGTTAAAGCAGTATTTAAATTAGGTGATGCAGAAGAATTACTGTACTCATTAGACAATACACAGATAAAAGAATTACAAGACCTTATGATATTTTACGATAGGGAAACATACGAAGGATTAATAGAAAGAGATGGATTTATTAGTCCAGGTAATCCAGAGTTACAGTTTATTGCATTGTTAATGGAAGAAGGAAATAACAGTGTGTTAATGAATGCACTAAATCCAGATGCGTATGACAATGTTGTATCTAATTATAATACAGAAGTATCTGACTGGAACAACCTAGGTTTTGGTGCAAGTAAATCAAATGTTGTACAAGGCATTATGGACAAAACATTAGAGATAAATTCATTAGATGCAGTAATGGGTGTAGGAACAGAGTATTGGCAAGACAGAAGATATAACTTAGTAAATCCTAGTCCAATAGAAATGGAAGCAGAATTACAAAAGTATTTTAATGCTTTAGGACTAAACATGACAGCTAGTGATGCTGTAAGGTTTGGACAACATTTGTTAGACACAAGACAAAAAGAAGCTGATAGAAAAATAGAAATAGCAAACCAAGTAGAAATGTTTTTGTCTGGTACAAGGTTGTTAGAATCACAAGCGTTAGTTACAGAAAAACCAATATTAGCACCAGGTGCAGATGCTATAGAGAAACAAGCATATAACAAAAATTTAACTTTGTATAACGAATACATACAAGCAAAAGAAGAAGGAAGAGTTAGAACTGTAGCAGGTGTAGGAGAGTTTATAGCACCTACTGAAGAAGAAGTTAGAGCAAAATATAATATGCCTAAACTAGATACTTATAATTCTGAATTAGAGTTTAACAAAATATTAGAAACAGGACTTTCAGATAGAATAGGTGCAGTCAACAATGTAAAAGCACTTAGAGAACAAGGTGCAAAGTTTCAAAGTAGATTTTTAGCAGCTAGACAGTTTATGACAGAGGTATAATGGAAGAAAATAATTTAGGACCTTTTGATTGGTATAAAGCCAAAACAATAGAAGAGATGCGTAGTGACCTTGTTGATATGACAAATGGTAATTACTTTGAAAATGACAAACAATACGCATTTATGGTTAGTGGTAAATTAGTTATTCGTTCTGGTGCAGAAATAAACGACCAAATACCAGAAGGATATGATGCTAATGAAGTATCACAATTTACTGACTTTCAAGTAGTTAGTAGTTATGTTAAAGACATTAAACAGTTTGTAGAATATGACAAAGAAGTTGATGGATTTGACATAAGAAAAAATGGTAAGGATTTTGCAACTAGATATTTAGATATGCTTGACCAAATGAATCAAGTTGGTTATTTTCCACCAAGAGCTACTACACCACAAGATTTAGAAAGAGGATTAGATTTACAAGATGGAATGGTACACGCATCAGAATTACAGACAGGTGCTATAGGTGATTACATACAAACAGGTTTTAAATCTGTTGATGAATTTTATGAGTGGTATTTATCAGATGTTGCACCATATCAAGCAGTGCTTAAAAAAGGACAAAAACAAGCAGAAGATTTAAGTATTGTTGATGCAGGTTTTTATGGTGATGATTTAACAGAACCTAACAGTAGATTTCCTAGAAGAGAAATTGCAGAAAAAAATCAATTAAAAGAAAAAAGTCAAGAATTAAGGGATGAATACCCTATGACATTTAATCAATACCAAAGACCACAAAGATTTGCTATAAACAGGGATGAGTTACCATTAAAACCTGATGTAAACCCTATGCAACAAGGGCAGGATTTTATAGACACTATGGCAGACATGCGTAGAATAAATCCAAAAGTAAACAGGAATAAAATGAAACCAGAAAGAAGGAGGTTCTTTTAATGTATGAGGACCATTACTTAACTTTATTTGCAGATGAGCAAGAAGTTAAACTATACACAGAAGGAGATGTCAAAGAACTCTATAACTATGGTATTGCTAATGATAAATCTTGGACAATATTTGTTGATGAAGATGCAGATATGCAAGATATAGAAAATGCTATGGATTTAGTAAGTAGGGTTTAATGTCGTTAGAACAAGCAAGAATACAACTAGACCTTAAACATTTAACTATGTTAAGAGAGTTCTTTACTCAATATACGCTTGTATTTGAAGAATATTTTAAATTATACAAAGAAAAAAAATTAGATATTTTAATAGATGATGGTTTAAGTGTTGATGATAGTTTTAATAAAAGGTTATTTTCAGAAGTATTAGGTGTTCAACAATTTCAAACATTATTAGTAAATGATGCTAAAGATAATTTTAATGTATTAAATAGTTCATCAGATTCTTCGTTATCACAACTTATAACAGACTTAGAAGATTCAGATTTAATGGACATTGGATTAGATACAAAAGGTGGTTCTTTACATAATGCAGTTTTAAATAAAACTGTAGGTATTTTAAAAGGGAACGACTTAATGTATGATTCTGGAAAAGCATTTAACTTTATGGGATTACGAACAGATTTTCCAGAATTATATGATGCTTTATTGTGGGGTTATTCACAAGGTTTTTGGAGATTAGATGCTGAATTGTCACATGTTGGTATAGGTGAAATGGGAGATGTTGATGTAGATTTTTATACTATAAATGAAATAGAACAATTATTAGACAAACCATCTGTATCAGGAAAAATACCACCTTATGATTTGTTTAGAGGATTAATGGTTAAGTATTCACCTGCAGATGAAATTAGCGTAGAATTACGACCCTTATTTAGTTGGGCGTTAAATTTGTCTGATGAATTTAAAAGCGAATTTTTAGAGGACAATATTGTAAATGTATTAGAAAACATAAGTAAAGAACTAGGAGGATTACCTGCAGGTACAGTACAAGGACAGGTAGAAATAAGTGATAGCTATAGCAATAGTGTAGTTACACCAAATAAGTACAAATATTTTTTTGCAAACATGTTAAATCTTACTGATGACCAATGGAGTAAATTACCAGATATAGACAATGATGTATTACAGGAAATATCTAAAAGAATGGGTATTACTGAAGATATATTGCATATAGATTGGTCAATGATAAATCCAGGAACTGCAGATGGTTTTGCAGTTTTATATAACGAACCTGAATTAACAGGTAGTGCTACATCTAATAATCTTGTAAAAACTAAGACAATGAGTAAATTTTTTAGATTTACTGAAAACATGGTAAGACATTTTAAAACACAAAATGTTGCTTTTGAATCTTCTGTTAGTAAAGGATTACCTCATTTAGTAAGTATGTATCAGAGATTAGGTGCTATGGTGTTACCTGAATTTAATATTACAAATAGAAAATATACTGGTTTTAATACAGGTGATGCAACTATGCCAATATTGATGCTTCCTGAATATATGGATAATAAAACAATATTTAAAAATGTATTTAGAACAAGTGCAAGAACATCTATGTTTCAAAATAAATTTTATGAGATTGCAGAAGAGTTTAGTTACATGTCTGGTAACAAAGCAGTTGTTTTACCTAAAGGAGCAATAATAACACGCAGACAAGAATCATATTTAAATACAATTGCTAAACAACAAAATTTAGAAAAAGTTATAACAAATTTAATAGGTAAATGGAACACTGGTCATGCAAAAAAAATAATGAGATATAGATTTGGTAGTGAAGCAGGAAATTATTTAGTTACTAGAAATGCTTTAAAAAAATCAGATTTTTTAAGTGTAAGTACAAATAATGGTCCTGATACATTTGACACACCAGGAGTTGGTTTTGAATTAACACAATTTGAATATATAGGTTGGAGTGATTACACAAAAGGAAAAGAATCTATATATACAAACTTTTATAAACGAATGAGTTTGGCTATGAGAGGGTTAGGTATTGAAGATGATTTTTTAAGAGGATTAATAGCAACAATATTTGATGGTCAATACTACGACAACGAAAGAAGATTACTTGCTATACCTATACCGAATGAAGAGGGATTTGCGTTTTTAAACACAAGCAATATGAATGCAGATGATATGTGGAATATTATTTACATGACAAGTGGTAATAAAAACTTTACTCCTGACATATTTTTTGGTGGAAAAATAGGAAATGTAGAGTACACAGAAAAATTAAGAAATGACTTAAAAGATACATTTATGTTAGGTAGAACTAAAAAAAGTATGTTGGAACTAATAAACAGAAATATTACATCAATAGTATCAACACCACCTGTTGGAGTAACAGGTGAAGGAACTCCTGGACCTTCTTCTGTATATAGTTTAAAAGATATAATAAATGATTCTTTTGAAACATTTGAATCATTGTATAAAAATTTAAGTAGTGAAGTGTTTGAAAATTTACCTTCTGAAATACAAAAAGATTTAGATAAACTTGTTTATCAAAGTGACAATATGACACCTGATGAATTTGCACAACTACAAGAGAAAGTATTTCAAAATTTACAAGGCATTGAATTAGATATTCAACCAGACACTACATCAACATCAGGTGCAACTCGTAGGCAGAGAAGTTTGGCAAGTGCTGCAGGACTTAGAGCAAGAGCATCTGGTAATTCAGATTTATTACCTGACTTGTTAACAGACACAGACAGACTTGGAGAACTATCTGATGGCAGTATTCCTACAGGAGAAAATGCAATATTGGATTCTGCATACAGAGTAGATGGTACAGCAAGTTTTTTTGATTTAACACAGTACAGTGACTATGAATTAGATGTCACAGGACTTGCAGCAGGAAGGTCACATTTGCCTGGTCAAGATATTAATCAAGCAAAAACAACAGTAGCTAATCTTATTAATTCATATCCAAACACTTATGGCACTATATTTTCTTATAAATTTTTAGAGAGAAGTGATGGAACTACTGTTATACCTTTTATTAAAGAAGATGTAAAAGATGTATTTAAAAGAAATTTATTAGTATCTAATAGAATAATATCAGCAGGTGTAAACCTAGGTATGCCTAGTAGTGAATCAAATTATTCACGATTATTAGAAAGACCAAAGACAAATGTTGTACATTTTGATGTTAACCCAGTAACAACTAATCCTAATCAATATGGTGGTGTACAGATGTTAGAGTTTGATATAGGTATAGCTGACAACACAAATCAAGATTGGATGTTTAGAAGTTACACACAAGTAGCTTACAGTTACGACCCAGACACAGGAGAATTAAGAATACATCATTGGATAGACAACCTTCCTAATGATAGTAATGAATTAATGGGTAGTATGGTTCGTAATCAAGGTAATTTACCAAATCATTATGCAACAAAAGATTTAGCAATAATTAAATCATTGATGGAAATACATGATGTTGTAGATGAAAACAAAGTAGTAGATGGTCCAGACTTTCTACCAGAATCAGTTGGAGTGAGAGAGTATGGAGGATTTAACATAGATAAAATAAGAGTGCTACCAGGTAGATTAGCGTATGCTTTTGGACTGGTAGGAACATCAGACCCTGACCCAGATTCAACTATGTACACAAAGACAATGAGTGAAAGTAATGCACCATTACTTCGTAGAAGAAAACTTAATTCTTTGTTAGGAGTTAAAGATTATTTGTTAGGTCCAATACCTGATGTAATGCAGGATGCAGAAGATTTTTTAATAGACCAAGGAACAAAGTTATCACCAATTATAAATAACCCTAATTTTATGTTTGGCAATATAGAGGACAAGTTACTTACTGGTGAAGATTTAGATAGATTTGCAAATGATGTTCGTGTAGAGTTTGAACAATTTGGTAGAACACAAGATAACATAAGTGGATTTAATTTAAATAATGTTATTTTTACTGTTACAAATGAAGAGGGTATTAGCATTGATTTAAAAGGAAGTTTAAATCAAGATATGGTGTTTCATCACATTGAATCAACAACTAGCGACAATATAGATATTGAATCTATAGGAGGAATATTACAAGATACTATTAAAAATAATAATAACTTAGATAATTTTGATACATTATCACAAGATGAATTAAATTTTTTAGAAAAAAATTATTTAATATATCCAGAGTACAACATAAGAACTGGAAAATATGAGTTTACTTCTTTAATAGATGCTGCAAATGAAGAAACATTTAAAGTAACACAAGTATTGTTGCTTGATTCACAAGTAGCATTTTATGGTGATACAGAAACAGCATTAGATTTTAACGAAGTAATGAAAAATAATAATTTTAAATTTAAATCACAAACTCCAGATGCTGTACATACATATAACCCATTTGTAACAGAGATTATGGAAAGCATAAGTTACATGGATGATGGTTATGGTGACCCTACAGAAACAGGAGTTAGAGTAAACAGAGTTTATGAATATGAAGAGATGCACAATATATACATGTCACAAATTTATGGACCTCAAAAACATTACAATGGTTCTGATGGTCCTTTTGCACCTTTTGTGTCAGAAAAATTTTATCCTTTACGAAAAAAATACCCATCTTTTGTAAGTGACTTTACACCTGACCTAGACTTTATAGGTGGTGAATCAGAATACACAAATGGATTGTTAAGACATAGAAATGTTACTTCTACAGATATAGCAAATGTAGCTAGAAAGTCTGGTAGTTTTGTTAAAACAATATTTAAACCTGTAGGTGGTGCATTTAAATTATTAGAGAAGTTTGATATTGCAGATAAAATAGTAATGAAATCTATAAAGCCAGTGTCAAGTGCAATAGCTAAAGGTGTATCTATGACAGGTGGTAGAGCAGCAATAGCATCATTAGGTGGTGCTGCAGCAGCAGGAACTATAGGTGCAGGACTAGCAGCAGTGTACGCAGCAGCAGAAATAGGTGCTTTAGCAACAGGTCTTATTATAGAAGGTGACTTGTTTGGCGATACAAAAAAACTTATGAAAGAGTTGAGAGATGATAATCCTGGTGATGGTGCATGGAAACGATTTTGGGTAAGCACAGGTAAAAATGCTTGGAAAGGTTTAGAGTGGCAACAAGACCATTCATTGTCAGGATGGGTAGAAAAACAAATAGCTAGTGGTGCAGGTCAAGCATTTACTAAAATACAAGAACAAAGAGAAAACAATGTAAATTTAGTAAAAGAAATAGCTAACTACACTGCTAATAATCCAGATGTATTTAACACTGTTAACAACTATGACCCACAATACAATGATGATTTTGACAACATAAACAGACACATGAGATTATCACAACAACATTATGGAACTGAAGAGTATGAGAAAAATTTGAACAAAGAATTAAATGAAATAACTAAGTACCCAGTGTGGCAAAACAGTGAAGAATTGTTGTACAATGGTAATGAAGAATTTTTAGCTACTGTAGATAATTATATTAAAATAGCTAAAGCATACGAAAGTATAGGATATTAATGGCAGATTTTTTTGTAGATGAATTTATAGAACCAGATGAACTAATACAAGTAGGAGATACTTTGTATGGAGTTATTTATATGCAAACCTCTAATGGTGACCAAATGCCTTTGTACATAAGAGTGGATGAACCTTCAATGTTAAAAGATGGTGTTGCACCTAGTCAGGTTTATGCAACAGTAGATGAAGTAGAAGAAGCAAATGGTGAGTTTGTATTTATGGAATATGAAATGGGTATGAGTGAATTAATGACACTTGCAGAACTATCTACAGCAAATACTACAATAGACAAAATATTAGGAATTACACAGGATAGATTAGAGTACAATTCCAGGCATTATGGAGACCATTATTTAGATTTAGATATGCAATATGCTTTTGCTTTATCAGCATTATTAAATTTAGACACTGTGCCTACAGAGTTGTTATCAGAAACATCTTGGTACAAATCACATCCATCTGCAGAAGCTAGAGCATGGGCAGAGTTTTCATTTCAAAACGAAGAAGAAGCAACACAAATAATAAATGACAATTTAGCTTATTACAAACTAGAGGCAGGTTCAAAAGGATTAGCAGGTGCAGACATTAACAACCTTATTGCTGATTTAAATTCTGCTGTTACTACAGGAAAAATAACAAAAACTGAAGCTAACGACATAATTAAAAATTTAGGAGATTCTGCAAGAAGAAAACTTATGGGTGGTGATGAAGTTATACATGAAGATTTTAGAAAATACATTGGCAAGATAGAAGAAACAAGAGGTGGATATTCTGCTGCAGAAGAACTTGTATTAGATTATGGTGGACCATTGTTATTAGATGGGTATAAAAATAATGGAAAGTTAGATGAGATAGCTGCAAAACTTAGATTAGATACAGAGTATGGCACAAGTAATAACGAAACATTAATTAAAGAAGATTTACAAAAAGCTGCTGATGCTTTATATCCATGGGCAAAAGGTAGTAAATATTCTGGATGGGCAGGTAGTTTTGAAAGTTTAACTACAAAGATACTTGGACAGAAAACACTAACACCTACACAGTTCATGAATGTAGCAAGACAAGCACAAAAGTTTGAAGGCAACTATGAGGATTTTGAAACATATATGTACAAAGAATATATTGACACACCATATATTCAAGAAGAAATATTAAATAGTGCATCTAGGTCATTACAAGAAGATGTGTCTGGCGTGTTTAACGCATCTACAATATACAGGAGATAACAATGGCATCAGTAACAATATATAGATATGACAATCTTGCAGGTGAAACATTTGATGATGCTTACGCAAGAACACAAAAAAAAGCAGATGGTTCTTTATACAGTTCTGCACAAGAGTTTGCAGAAGATTTAGTTAAGAGTGCTAGTTACAAATTTTCTAAAACAGAAGCAGAAGATGACCAGGTATCAAGACAAGCAAATCAATTTAGAGTAGAAGATACTGAAACAGAAGATATAGCTGCACCTGTAGCAAAAAATACTACTAAAGAAGAAATGGCTAGAAGATACCCATACTTAGATGCAAGATTAGTAGATGTATTATTAGAATCTTATACAGTATCACAAGATATGACACAAGCACTTGCAGATATGAGAGCTAATCCATTGATGGAAGCTATATATCCAGGCATAAGAGATGAATCTACTGGAGTATTGAGAATGACAGAAGTAGAGTATTTAACTTCTGTAGATACAATGAGTAGTTATTTAAGAGATTATAATTTAAATCCATCAGAGTTTTCTGATGACATAGTTGCTGCTATAGCAGGAAATGTATCACCTGATGAATTTAGTACAAGATTACAATTAGGTTACGAAGGAATCGTAAATAACATACCAGAAGTTAAAGCAGCTTATTTAGAAAACTTTGGTATAGATTTTCCAGATGAAGTTATATTTGCTATGTTTGTATCACCTACAGTTGGTCAAAAAATATTAGAAGGCAACATAAGAGCAAGTCAAATATTAGCTGAAGCAGAAGTAGCAGGAATGGGAATGGTTAATGTTGCATTTGCACAAAGTTTAGCTAAACAAGGTTTAACACAAACACAAGCTAAAGAAGTATTTCAAACTACAGCAGCAGTAGCACCTGGACTTATGGGTGCAGCAGCAGCACAAGGTAGAGGTCTAACAGAAGGACAAATTATAGGTTCTAGGTTAGGCGAATCAGATGATATACAAACTGTACAAAAAATTGCAGAACAATCTGCATCAGAATCTGCAGTTCAATTAGGTGCTGCAAAAACACAAACAGGTCAAGTAGTAGGATTAGAAGAACAATAAACTTGCACCTTTAAAATATCTGTTATACTAAACATTGACCCTGTAGTTAGGTCTGGGGGTAAAAGAATGACCTACAATTTTGTAATCGGTCTTGATGCCTACTGACAAGACCTGTCAAATAAAAACAGTAGTGTAAGACTAAAAAGCAGTGGTTACTTATACACCACTTGTAAAAATATCGTATAAAGAATGGACAATAGAATAATGACAGAAGAACTAAACAACTCTGACACTGGCGAAAAGAACTGGAAAGAGATGAGAGAAAAACTTAATCTCTACGAAGCGAAAATCGCAGAATTTGAAGGTAAAGAAAGACAAGAAGTTTTTAAACAAGCAGGTCTTGACACTACTAAAGGTGTTGGAAAAGCAGTTGAGATGATGTACGAAGGTGATATGACTATTGAAGGAATACAGCAATACGCATCAAATGAATTTGGAGTTGAGTTTGGGAATCAAGACAGATTACAAGATACTGTACAAGCTACAGAGCAAAGTCAAGATAGACTAAACAACATACAGCAAAATTCAGTTGTAGATTTATACAACGAGGATGTAGTATCGCAAGTTCGTGAAGTAGAAAAATCAGGCAACATACGAAATTCAATAGCTGCCAAGTTATCTGTTATAGAGGAAGCGAAGAAAAACTCTAAATAGATTTTCTAAACTTCTTCAAACAATTTAGACAATTAACTTATAGGAGAAGTAAAAAATGGCAAATATTTCGTTAACTAACAATACGATTTATGCACAAAACATCAATAACTTTACTGGTGAGTTGTTTAAAGTTGGTGGTCAAAGAACACCTTTACTGTCAGCAGTTGGTGGTTTGAATGGTGGTAAAACATTAAACTCTACATATTGGCAAGTCCAAGTAGAAGATAATGCAACTATTAATTCAGAACCAACTAAAGGACAAGAAGGTTCTACACCTACAGAATATCTTGGAAGAGATAGAGCTGCATACACTTATGTAACTCAAATTTTCCATAAGGGTGTACAAATGACCTACACAGCTTTAGCATCAACAGGTAACCAAAATCCTTTTGACTTGTCAGCTAATATTGCTAACTCATCTGATGGAGATGGAACAGTAACAGCAGCAGATAAATTAGGATTATTTGGTGGTAACCCAGTAAATGATGAATTTGCATTACAGCTTGAAAAAGCTATGGAAAAAGTGGCAAGAGAAGTTGAGTGGTTTGCATTCAATGGTTCTTTCTCAGATGGTGCTAATGTCACCCCTGGGTCAGGAACAAGAGAGATGTATGGTCTTGATGTGTGGATTTCACTTAACAAAAACGCTTCCAACTCTGCAGCAGTTAACCCATTAGGTGGTAACTGTTTCTACAATGATGTAGATGGAGATGGAGGAGGAGCTGCACAAGTAATTAGTTTCAAAACTATTTCAGGTGCGTTGAAGAGGATGTATGATAACCATGCACCAATGAACCAACCTGTACTTTGTGTAACACCACAACAATTACTAGACCTTAACAATGAACTTGTTAAAGGTACAGTTGATATAGCAGGTGCAATCATTCCTAGAGATAGAAATGTTGCAGGAATTGACATTGATACAGTCATCACACCATTTGGTTCAATCGGACTAATGGTCATTGACCCTAATATCATGCCAACAGGAACTGCTTTCATCTTAGACCTAGCTCACATACAACCAGTATTTACCAATATCCCAGGATTTGGTACTGTATTTGTTCGTGACTTAGACCAAGATGCAAACGCTAGAATTGGTAAAGCAATTTATATGGAGATGGGATTTGAATTTGGTCCTCCTTCATACCATTGTAAAATTCAAGCAGTAGCTTAAATTAAAATTGAAGATTAGGGTGGAACTCCACCTCCACCCTTTTCTTCTGCTATAGTAAGGAAAGTATGATTAGTAAAACAGCTTTAATAGATATTTCAGCAGATAACAATAATTCATTAGGTGTAGAAACAGAGGGAATGCTACTTTGTGGTATTCAATTTCCTGCAGCTATGACAGGTTCTAACATAACATTTGATTTCGCTATGGACAATTCTACATGGGTAGATGTTAAAGAAACAGATGGAACTGATACAACTTACACAGTTTCAGCAGGAGATGTGTTAAGAGTAGACCCTTCAGGTTGGGCTTTTGCTAGTAATGGTTACATAAGAATTACATCTGATGGTAACGAAGCAGCAGACAGAAAAATAACATTACACTTTAGAAATAGTTAGGATAACCAATGAGCAATATTGGTAATCTCGTAGATAGAACTTATAGAGAGTATCTTGAACCTATGGATGATATTGTTAGTTACACAACATTATCTACAACAATAAATGATTCAGCTACATCTGTTGTATTTAATGGTGACTTGTTATCTGTAGAAGAAGAAGATGCTTTAGATGCAGGTGCAATTATAGAAATAGGTCAAGAGCTTATGATATGTACTGACCTAAATGCTGTTACTAATACAATTACAGTTACTAGAGCAGCTAGAGGTACAACTGCAACAGCACATACAGCAGGTGATTTAATAAAAATAGCACCTCCATTTCCTCGTAAGAATGTATTTGATGCAGTATGTGACCAAATTAAAAATTTATTTCCTACAATTTTTGCTGTAGAAACACAATCAATAACTACAGGTACAGGATATACATTGATAGGAAGTTATGATGTACCTGGAACACACAACTATATTGTTTCTATTCTTAGTGCAATATCACAATACACAGATTTTAGTGCAGGTTCTGATACCACTGGTGTCAACTTTTCACCTGTAACTTGTTCACTTGTTGAACT